TCCGTCTGTGTGCCCTTAGACGAAGGGAACCCCCCTGGTTTGGCTGGGAATGGGGCGGTGCCGGCTGATCGTGTCGAGTTTGGGCGTATCCCGCCGAGGCTGTTTTGTGCTGCTGAAGGTGTCGGTTCTTTTGGGGCCGAGGTGGCGGCCTTGGCGGCGCGCGATCTCGGGATCGAACTCATGCCGTGGCAGATCGAGGCGCTCGAAGGGCAGCTGCGTTACGACGCGGGCGGCCAGTTGTGTCACACCCGGTCGCTAGTTTCGGTGTCGCGTCAGAATGGCAAGTCGGTTGCCCTGAAGGCGCTCGCGTACTGGATCCTGTTGTCGGAGCCGGTGCGGCGGCGCGAACCGATCACGCTTATCACCACCGCGCACAACCTTGACCTGGCTTCGGAGCTGTTCTATTCGCTGGCGCCAATCCTCGAGGCCCGATACCAGGCGAAGCTGCATTGGTCGAAGGGGCATCAGCGGGCCGAGATGCCTGACGGCACCCGGTGGCTGGTTCAGGCCGCCACACCTCGAGCGTTTCACGGCTTCAGCCCGCACTACATCCTGGCCGATGAGATCTGGGACATCAGCGGCGACGTGATCTTTCAGGGCGCTTTGCCGTCGCAACGTGCCCGCCGCGAACCGCTGTTCTCGGCATGGTCAACAGCCGGCACCGAAGACTCGATTGCCATGATGAAGCTTCGCGAAGCCGGACTCCGAGCAATCGATGAGAAGAAACCTGGCCGCCTGTTCTTCGCAGAATGGTCTGTCCCGCCCGGTGTCAGCCCCGAAGACCCCGTCTACTGGCCGATGGCCAACCCCGCCCTCGGCTACACGCTCACCCTTGACCGGCTTGAGGAAGAATTTCAGAGCCCCGACAAATCCGCGTTCCTACGGGCCGCCCTCAACCTGTGGATCGCGTCAGCCTCGTCGTGGATTGAGCCAGGCGAATTTGCGCGGCTTCGCACAACCGAACTACCCGCCGGTGGGATCATCGCCGTCGACAGCTCCATCGACGACTCGATGTATTTCGCTGTGCGGGCCGTACCGATTGACGGCAAGGTTGGCGTCACCGTCGCGTTTACAGCCGAAACCCTCGCCGGCGTCTGGCAAGAGCTTGAGGCCGCCGCGGCCGACTGCACCCGAATCCTGCTGACCCCAAGCCTTGACGCGATCGCCCCGCCGTGGCTGGATCGCAAAAAAACCACGGTCGGCTACGCCGAACTGCTGACCCACACCCAGAACGTGCGGCAAATGATCCGCGACGGCATCCTGGTGCACACCGGCGAACGCATGCTTGAGGAACACGTCAACCGGGCGGTCGGTGTTCGCGCCCAGAACCAGTACGCGTTGTCGTCACAGAAATCGCCGGGGCCGATCGCACTCGCCCGGTGCATGGTGTGGGCCGCGGGTTTCGCCGCCCGCCCAGGTCAACTCCGATCCAAACCTGCGATCGCGTTCGGCAGGTAGGGGATCAATTCGCGCGCGTGCCCCAAACGCTTGCAAACGCAACAACCATCAGTCACAATCGTTGCGATGGCAAAGTTTCGTCGGCAGAAGGTCACAATGGCCGCCTATGCGCCTGCACCTGTGCAGGCCGCCGCTGCTGGCGCATCGCAGATAGGGCAGTTCTATTCGTACAGCGTAGGGGCAGACGAGCAGGCTGCCCTATCTGTCCCCACCATCGCCCGCGCCACCAGCCTGCTCACCACCGTCGTTGGCACGCTCGATCTCAAGAGCTACGGCCTCGCGTGGAACGGCGAAGAGTACGAAAAGATCTGGATCGAAGGCGAGTCGTGGATGACACGCCCCGATCCTCGAGTGACGCGGAACTTCATCATGTCGAAGACCGCCAAGGATCTGCTGTTTTACGGTCGAGCGTTTTGGGCTGTCACGTCGCGCTACTCGACCGGATTTCCGGCGACGTTCCAATGGCTGCCGGCGAACATGGTTTCGACACCCGATCAGGCTGGCCCCGAATGGTTCGGCCCATCCAACGAACCCGAATTCAACGGTCTGCCACTCGACCCGAAAAACGTCGTGCAATTCCTGTCCGGCAACCTCGGCCTCGTGTACCAGGGCAATCGTGCGGTGCGTGTCGCGTTGCGCCTCGACCAATCCGCGGAACGTTTCGCTACCAACGAAATCGCAGCCGGGTATCTGCAGCAGAAAGGCGGGGAACCGATGTCGGGCGAAGAGCTCGGCGAAATGGCCGCCGCCTGGGCAGCGAACCGACGCACCAACGCGATCGGCGCCCTCAACGAATTCGTTGAATTCCACAGCTTCGATCAAGACCCCAGCAAATTGCAGCTCGTCGAAGCACGCAAATACCAGTCTCTCGAGCTCGCACGCCTCACCGACATCCCTGGCTACCTGCTCGGCATCGATCAATCTGGCATGACGTACATGAACGCACAGCAGGCACGGCAAGACCTGATCCTGTTCGGCGCCCGACCGTTGCTCCACGCAATCGAGGAACGTCTCTCGATGGACGACATTCTTCCCCGCGGCCGCCACGTGCAGTTTGACGTCGACGAATACGTCGAAGACTTCATGATGGACGAAAACGAACGCGGCGTCGTCAACGAACCGTCACCCGACATCCCCGAAGACGAAATGAACCTGGAGTAACCCATGATCCGTTTCACCGCAAATCCCGATCTCATCATCGCCGAAGCAGGCGAAGAAGACCGTCCCGCCCGCATCGCCGGCGTGGCCGTGCCCTGGGGCATCACCGCCACCGTCTCCGGCGGCCAACGCGTCAAGTTTCTCCGCGGCGCCTTCGACGTCAACCAGAAGCGCGCCAAACTCGTCGAAAACCACGACCTCACGCAGCTGCGCGGCGTCGTCACCCAACTGACCGACACCGAAGCAGGCCTCGAGTTCGAGGCAGAATTCGCACGCACCCGCGCCGCCGCCGACGCGATCGAGCTCGTCAAGGCCAGCGCATACGACTCGGTTTCAGTCGGTGCGAACCCGATCAAATACAAATTCGACAAAACCGGCACGATGATCATCTCGCAAGCCGAGATCGTCGAAATCTCCCTAGTCGCGGTGCCCGCATTTTCCGATGCGGTCATCACAGAAATCGCCGCCTCGGCCACACCAGAGGACGACGAAGAAAACCCACAGGACACCCCCGAGGAGGAACAAATGTCCGACCCCATCCAGGCCGAGGCCCAGGCACCGGCAACCGTCCCGACGCCGCTCTTCGCTGAAGCGCGCCGTCCGTTCAAGCTGCCCACCGCAGCCGAATACATCGCAGCCATGAGCCGCGGCGGTTCGGACTTCGCACAGCTCAACGCAAACATCCGCGCCACAGCCGGCGACGAAGTGCTCACCGACGTGCCGGGCTTGCTCCCGACCCCGGTCATCGCGCCGATCTACGACGACATCAACCCGTTGCGTCCGGTCGTCACCGCACTCGGCACCCGCTCAATGCCTGGCGCCGGCAAGGTCTTCATCCGTCCGAAGATCACGACCCACACCCAGGTGGGCGAGCAGGCCAGCAACCTTGGCGGCCTCGACAGCCGCACAATGGTGGTTGACGATGTGCAGGTCACCAAAAAGACTTTCGGTGGCACGGTGTTGCTCGCAGAACAGGTCATTGACTGGAGTGATCCTTCGATGCTTGACGCGGTGCTCCGCGATCTCGCGGGCCAGTACGCCCTCGCCACCGAACTGGAGGCCGTTGACACCATGCTGGCAGCCACCACGGTTGCCAACATGGAAACCGTTGACCTGACCGACTCGGCCGCCGTCATCGCCGGCATCTACAACGCAGCAGCAGACATCGCAGCAGTCGGCAACTACCTGCCGACGCATTGCATCGTCAGCCCTGCCGCGTGGGCCAAGCTCGGCTCGCTCGTTGACAATCAGGATCGTCCGGTGTTCCCGCAGACCGCACCCATCAACGGCATCGGCACGTTGCCCGGTGGCGCGTCGGCCTACAACGGCAACCCGCTCGGCTTGCAGCTCGTGGTGTCGAACCAGATCACCGATCAGGCAGTCGGCCCTAACGACGCAGACGAGTACCTGTGGATCGTCAACTCGCGGTTCATGGAGTGCTACGAGCAGCAGAAGGGCGCCGTCAGCGTTGAGGTTCCGAGCACGCTCGGCCGCCAGCTGTCGTTCCGCGGCTATTTCGCCGCCGTCGTCATGGACTCGACGCTGATCAAGGGCCTCGGCCCAGCAGTCTGATCCCCTAACCCTGCACCCGAGGAGTCTGCACGATGGCCACATTCACGATCACGCACGTGATGCGCCTCGACGGCTATGCCGTCGTGCAGACCCTTGAGCAGACCGAAATCGGCATCGGCCAATCGATCACCGTTGCCGGGCTGACCAACTCGACCCTGAATGGCACCCAAACTGTGCTCGCCGTCCCCACCGGGCGGTTTATGGGCATCGACGACGAAGGCGACTTCCTCTACGACGACGACGAACTGATTCTGAATCAGCTCCTGTTCGCCGACGCAGGAACCGACATCGAACGCCAGCTCGACAACGGCACGATCACCTGGACACAAACCTGCACCTGGATCATCGCAGCCGATGTTCTCGCGTGGCTAGGCATTTCCGTCGCAACTGCCAATGACACCACGTTCGTTGGCGCGTGCACGGACGCGGCCAACGCGTTCGCGTTCCGGCGCCGCAAGGAATCGGGCTACTTCGATAGCCTGACCACGGCGCCGAGCGCGGACGTCAAACTTGGCACGATCATGTACGCCGGGTCGCTTTACCGCGAACGCGGCAGCGTCGACTCATTCCAGTCATTCGCCGACATGGCCGTGACCGCCCCGATGGGGTCTATGGGGCAAATAATGCGCCTCCTAGGCGTCAACAGGTCGCAGGTGGCCTGATGGCCGCCACAGGCGTATTTGCGGACGCTAGAGCCACTCTGGCGGCCTCTCTGACCGCCCTAGGGCTCGCTGTCGTCACCGACAGCCGCAACGCCCGCCCCATGACCGTGCTCATCGACCCGCCAACGTTCACGTGCTTCAACAGCAACATCGCCGACATCACATTCACAATCTCAATTCTGGCCGCGCCACCAGGCAACCTCGACGCCGAGGACTACCTGATAACGGCAGCGGATCAGATCATGAACTCGAGCATCTCGGTGCTCGACGGCCGGCCGAGCCTCCGCTCGATCGGCTCCCAAGACATACCCACCTACGACCTCACCGTTCGCGTCGCCGGCGTGAGGGTGTAAAGGAGAACCATGCCAGCAAAGACCTACTACCTCTCCAACCCGGAAACCCTGGTTGTTGCAGGTACCGACCTCCGCACCAACGCCTCCAGCATCGAGCTCACGCTCGGCTACGAGCCCCTGGATGCAACCAGCTTCGGCGACGGTGGCACCATCATGCAAAAGGGCCTTCAAACCGTGTCGGGCACGCTCACCCTTTTCGTCGAGTACGGCGCCTCCGAAGTCGAGGGCATCATCTTCGGCGAAGTCGGCGAAGGCGACACCACCATCACCGTCAAAAAGGGTTCCGGTGCCATCGCGGCCGACAATCCCGAATACCAAATCTCGAACACCATGATCGCCGAAGCCCCGATCGTCTACACGATCAACGAGCTCCAGGTCATGGAAGTTTCGTTCTCGGGCGGCACCTGGGTGCGCGACGTCACGCCGTAACATTCCAACTCCAACCGTGCAAGGAGCCAACACATGAACCTCGAACTACGTGTCACCACACAAACCGAAACATACGACGTCAAAGTGACGTTCCCGGATGTGTGCGCGTGGGAAGAAGCCACGAACAAAGTCGCGTCAGACCTGGCCAAGGGGCTAGGGATGCGCGACCTGGGGCGTCTCGCCTATTTTGCGAGCCGCACCGCGGGGCGTGTCGTGCCAGCCGTCTACAAAGACTTTGAGAAAACCATCCAGGCGATCGATGTTGTAGAGCAGGGCCCGAGCCACCCTACCCCCGAGGCACTTGGCGCTACGGCCTAGCACAAGTCCTCTCCGCGACAGGGTTTTGGCCGGCAGACATACCGTTCGGGGTTCGTGACCTGAACACCACGATCAAACTCATCAACGACTCGCAGAAAGGCACCAAATGACGGTCAACACCAGAACCGAAATTGTGGGCGCCAAAGAAGCGATCAAAGCCCTCCGCAAAATCGACCCGGAGCTGCGCAAACAGTTCAACCGCGACGCCAAACAGATCGTGCAGCCGATCATCGACGACGCAAAGAACCGCTACCCCCAGCAGCTGCTGTCGGGCATGACGCGCAAATGGACGCAACGCGGCAACCAAAAATTCCCGTATGACGTCCGCAAAGCACAACGCGGCCTCAAGTTCAAAGCCGACACATCACGCCGCGCCGGCAGCGTCATCCGCGTCACCCAAACCGACCCCGCCGCCGCCATCATCGAATTTGCCGGCAAAAACCCCAACCCGCTCGGCACACAGCTCGACGCATTCGGACGTGCGAGCCGGTTCCTGTGGCCAGCTGCCGAACGTCAGCTGCCAAAAGTGCAAATCGAAATGGAAAAAGCCGTCCTCGACGCCGTGCGCAAAGTAGCGAAGGAACTGTAAATGGCAATCAACATTCCCATCATTTCCGACTTCGACGGCAAAGGCATCGACAAGGCAATCAAAGAATTCAAGCAGCTCGGGACAGCCGGCGAAAAAGCACAATTTGCAATCAAGAAAGCAGCACTACCAGCGGCAGCCGCGCTCGGCGCCCTGGCTGTTGCCGGTGGGGCCGCGGCAAAAGCCGCGATGGAAGATCAGAAATCGGCGGCCGAACTGGCACGGCAGCTCAAGATCTCGACCCGCGCAACCGACGACCAGGTTGAAGCCACCGAAGACCTGATCGGCAAAATGACCCTTGCCACCGGGGTCGCCGACACCGATCTCCGCACCGCGCTCGCCACCCTCGCTCGAGGTATGGGCTCGGCTGAACTGGCCCAACAGAACCTGAATCTGGCCCTCGATATCTCGGCGGCCACAGGCAAAGACCTCACAAGCGTCTCAGAGGCCCTCAGCAAGGCCTACAACGGCCAAACAACCGCCCTCGCCAAACTTGACCCGTCGATGCGCGGCCTCGTCAAAGAAGGCGCGTCCTTCCAAGAGCTCGGCAAAATCATGGAAGAGACATTCGGCGGGGCCGCCACCGCGGCAGCCGAAACCGCCGAAGGCCGGTTCAAGCGCATGGGTGTCGCCATCGGCGAAGCACAAGAATCGATCGGCGCGGCCCTGATCCCGATCATTGAAAAGCTGCTGCCCTTCCTCGAGAAGGCGGCCACCTGGATCAGCGAAAACACCGACCTCGTGGTCAAGCTCGGCGTCGCGTTCGGTGCTGTCGCCGCCGCCGTCGTCATCACGAACACCGCCATGAAAGCCTGGACGGTCATCACCACCGCGGCCACCGTCGCCCAAAAAGCCTTCAACCTCGCCATGACCGCCAACCCGATCGTCCTCGCCACCGCCGCCATCGTCGCGATCGGCGTCGCCATCGTCGCGGCCTACAAGAAATTCGAGCCATTCCGCGACATAGTCAACTCAATCGGCAAAGCACTCAAAGCCGCGTTCACCGGCACCGTCGACGCACTCAAAACAGCCGTCAACGCATACCTCGGCATCTACAAAGGCATTTTCAACGCCATCGCAAAAGCCTGGAACAACACCATCGGCAAACTGTCATTCAAGATCCCGTCATGGGTGCCAGGGCTCGGCGGCAAAGGCTTCGACGTGCCCAACATCCCCGAACTCGCCGATGGCGGCATTGTGACCCGCCCGACGCTAGCCATGATCGGCGAAGCAGGCCCCGAAGCCGTCGTCCCGCTCACCGGGCGAAACACGCCAATGGGCAACACCAACGTCACCATCAACGTCAACGGCGGCGATCCGCAAGCCGTCGTCGACGCCCTACGCCGGTACATGTTCCAGAACGGCGCCGTCCCGATTCGAGTGGCCGCATGACCGACTTGACTTGGCGCGCCTACCGCTCGGCAACCGAAGGCGGCACGTACACGCAGCTGCAATACGTGCAAAACATCACGATGACCGTCGGCCGCGCCAAAGTGACCGACCAATGGCGGCCAAGCGTCGCCGTGATTGAAGGCCGCGCACCCGGCAGCCTGCCAGCCGGATTGGCAATCGGCGACTTCATCAAAATCAACAACACCACCGTCAACTACGACTACTGGTTCCGCGTCGCCGACGTAAAAATTGATTATGACATCGTGACAAACGGCGACCGCTGGCAAATCGACTGCGAAGCCGCCCTGGCCACCGCGGGCCGCTCCACGGTCAGCGCCTCGACGTCAGCCGGCGACGAAACCCTTTACGTTATGGGCCAAGTGCTCACCGACGCCCCAATCAACTTCTCGACATCAACAGGGCTCGGCGCATCATTCGTCAGCGCGATCACGCTGACCGACGAAAACCCGATAGCGGCCGTGCAAAAACTGGCATTCACCGAACAGGCTTATTTGGCCGACTACGACTTTGAGAACACGCTCGTGGCCTTTCAGCGGGGCACCGCAACCGCTGGCCCGTTCATCACGTTCACCGATGACGACACAGCGACCACTACCTACAAAGTGCCGTACAGCACGATCTCATTTGGGTCGCTGGCCGAAAACTACGCCACCGGCGTCGTTGTCAACCCGGCAGCCGTCGCCACCCAAACAGCGGGCACAACCAGCCGCGCATTCTCATTTGACTCATACGACAACACAACCAGCCAGGCGGCCAATCTCGCCGGCTACCTCGACGTTGTGCTGTCGCAAAACACAGCTCAGCCGCAACAGGTTATGACCCGCGTCAAAACGTGGTCATCGGCCACCCCGCTCGCCTACCTGGTGCTCGGCCAGCAGATAACAGTTCGGCTACGCAGCACCAACTACAACTGTGTGCTTGAGGGCATGACCATCTCAGCCAATCCGGAGCAGACGACCATTGCGTGCAATCTGTCGCCAGCGACCGCGTACGCTTTTCTTACATTGGACGACGCCGTTCTAGGGCGTCTCGATTACAACGCATTGGGGTTCTAATGGCAACGCAATACACAGCAGGGCTAACGACTGGTCAGGTGTTGACCGCGGCGACGATGAACAGCATCGGCGCAGCGTGGGAGTCATACACGCCAACTATCACTCAAGGCGTAGCGATCACGAAAACGATCACTTACGCAAAATACACGCAAATCCAAAAATTAGTCGTGGTCAATGTATCTATGCCTCTCACATCTGCTGGAACAGCAGGCAATGGCGTGTCTGTCACATTGCCTATTACGGCGGCGGCATCACAACGTTTGGGCGGCAGTTTCCAATTTTACGACGCAAGCGCAAATACGTCGTATGTAGGTCTGCCATTTATGCTTTCTACAACGAGTGTTGGTTTTATTACTGGCGCAAGTGCCGACAGTTATTTTGGCGGCTTGCCAGCCGTAACGATTGCAAATGGTGATTATCTGTTTTCCACGATTATTTACGAGGCGGCATAAATGAACCTTTCAAGCAAATTCGACCCAGAAGATGTTCCAATCGAATGGTGGTTAGAACGTATGCGTTTGCAACGTGATCGTTTACTTGCCGCGTCAGATTGGACACAGACCGCCGACGCGCCCGTTAACAAAGCCGCATGGGCCGCGTATCGGCAAGCCCTACGCGACTTTCCCGCAACATGGGAACCGTCCGAAACCGCAAACTTCCCGGAGGAACCAACTGAATGAAAACGCGCGTCGCCATCGTGGCGGCGCTACTCACCGTGCTGGCTAGCAGCTGCAACAACAAAGTCTGGATCGACTGCCCAACCACCACCGTGACCCGAGTCAAAAACCGATCCCTGACCATGCCGCAAAGCCTGGTCGACGACCAACAGATCGAGGCCCGATCGTGCTAGAAAACCTGAAACCCAACCGGCCGCCATACACACCCGAGCAGCTCAACGCACGGCTCCGCTTTTGGGTTGGCATTACCCTTGCTGGCACCCTCGTGCTGACGATGGTCGCCGTGTTCATCAACCTGCTTTTCATCCCGCAGGGCCCGACCATGCCGGAAACCGATAAAGAACTGCTAAACCTGATCTCGCCGATCGTGCTGTTCCTGTCCGGCACCCTGTCGGGCGTCATGATCTCGACCAGCGGCAAGAAAGACACCGACGGAGACGGAGTACCGGACGCATGAAATCGTCACAATTCAGCCTCACCGACACTCGCACAAAGATTGTCAACGCCCACCAAGGCGCTCAATGGATCTACCTGCACGTCGAAGGCAATAACGAGATCTATTTGGGCGGAGCTGACGTCACTTCGAGCAACGGCCTGCACACCGTCAAGCACACCGCTCCGATCACGTTTTTCATGCCGCCCAACAACGAACTTTGGGCGGTGTGTGCCAGCGGCGAAACAGCCGACGTGCGCATCCTGCAAGAAAAGAACGCCCTGTAATGGCTGCGAAAAAGAAAGCCGCCGCGCCAACGACTCCGGCGATGCCGTACACCGGCAACACCGACGCCGAAGGCAAAACAGGGCCCCATCCCGCAGCCCGCAAACTGATGTCAATCCTGACGTCACCCACCAACCAGTTCAGCAACCTCGGCATCTACGCGAACCGCCCGATGCGCGGTTCGACCCGCCTGTCGGTGCACGCCACGGGCCGCGCCCTCGACGCCGGCTACAAACAATCCCGCCAAGACTGGGTCACCGGGTTCTGTGACTGGCTCGCCACCCACCACCAGCAGCTGCTTATCGAGGAAATCCACCAGTACGTCTGGGGCACCCATGGCCGCGGGTTTCGCTGCAACCGCGACGGCAAACCCGGCTGGAAGACCTGGACAGCGACCGACAACGGCGGCCCAGGCGGCTACTGGCTACACATTGAGGTCGCACCAAACCAAACCCCCGAAGGCCTCGTGCGCGCCTGGAAGCAAATCCCCCAATACCAGCCCTGACCCTGCTACGGTCACCAGACACCTACTGCCCTACCAGGAGGAAACGTGAAGAAATACCCGCTCTGCCGAATCTGTCAACGTCCAATGATGATCGGCCAAACAGACGCCCACTACGTCTGCATCCAAGACCCCATCGGCAACCTGGAGCGCGGCCTCGAGCTCTCCCAGGGCTCGGCTGACGCCAAATGGACAACCCGACAAGCCGCCGCCGTGGATCAGGCGATCCGGAACGCCGCAGCCAAAAAGACATTCATCACCGCCGACGACGTATGGGCAGAGCTGCCTGCCACGTTCCCAGTCGGCAAAGGGCTCGCCGCTAGGCTTTTGGCGGCCTGCCGCGCCGGGACAATCGAGAACACCGGCACGACAACCACAGCGCGACGCGGAGGCGCGCACGACCACGCCCAACGACTGACCATCTGGCGGTCGCTGATCGAAGGAAGGAACCCCGCCATGACCCTCGACCGAGGAGCCCGCCGTTAGGCGAGCCGCGGCAGCCGTGCTAATCGCCGCAACACTCAACGCCACACCGGCCGACGCCGCTGTGTCACCCGAATGCAAACGCTACGTCAACCTTGCACGACAGGTCGGCTGGCCCAAATCGCAACGCTACGAACTGGCCCGCATCATGTGGCGCGAGTCCCGGTGCACACCCACGGCGCATAATCCCCGTGACCCATGGGGCGGCTCATACGGCTTGCTGCAAATCAACGGCAGCAATGTCGGCTGGGCTACTCGAATGGGCTACATACGAGCCCGAACCGATCTAACCGACCCGAGGCGCAACCTCAAGGTCGGGCTAGAGCTCTGGAAGCTTTACGGCTGGCGGCCGTGGGGCACCAGATCATCAGTAACAACCCAAACAACAAAAGGAACCGTGCAATGAACAACATTTTCGACACCGACGACCTGGGCGACGACCCGTTCCCGCCCACTACCACAGCCGCACCCAAAAAGCGCGGACGCCCAGCCGGCACGCCCACCGCGGCCAAGCCCAAGCCCAAAATCGCCAAGCCGAAGTATGTCGTGCCGCGTTACAACAAAACCGATCTGGTCGAGGCGCTCATGGGTGTCGCGGCAGAGCTCACGCCGCCTGGTGCGACCTACGCCGAAAAAATGCGTGTTGCAGCCGACCTGCTGGACATGATCGAAAAAGCGAAAGCCTGACAAAGGAGCCCCTACATGAGTTTCAACCTTGACGACTACGAGCCAGTAAGCGCCCGCTTGGCGCGCTGGCTTGAAGCCACAGACGGCCACACCGCCGTCATCACCGAAATGGTGCACCGCGGCGACGACTGGTGCATCTTCAAAGCAGGCCTCTACGTCGACGGCACACTTGTCGCCACAGGCTGGGCCGAAGAACACGTCACCGAACGCGGCGTCAACTCAACCAGCCACGTCGAGAACTGTGAAACCTCGGCTGTCGGTCGAGCACTCGCCAATTGTGGTTTTGCCGGGTCAGATCCCAGCAAGCGCCCAAGCCGCGAAGAAATGACCAAGGTGCAACGCTACGGCGGCCAACCAGCGCAATACGGCAACAAACCAGCCGAACTTGCCAATGAAAAACAACGGACATTCATTGCTGATTTGTGTTTGAAATTGAAACCGCCGCTAGTCCCGGAGCTTCCCGCAAACTTGACAAAGCGTGACGCTTCAGACCTGATAGACGTATTAAAGCGCGGCGAATTGCCTGCCATTTTGATTACTGACGCAGAGGAGCCCTTCTAATGCTCAAATGGTTCATCACCCACGTCGTGCTGTTCAGCGCCGCGGCCGTTCTGGCGGTCGTGTTCGTGTCGGCGTTTGACGCGTACTACCAAGACCTCGAAGCGCGCCGCCAGGCGAAATGGGAAGCCCGCCGAGCCCGGTCAAGCCATCCAGCAAACTCGGGGCCGCGCTATGAGTGACGGCGACATCACAGAACAGTTACGGATCGCCGCGCCGCTGGCCCGAGCCCACATGGACAGCACC